CAGGGTGGCGCGGAGTGCAAAGAGACGTGCTGTGTCAAGCAGCACGAGTACTGCCACAAATCGAACACGACCAAGGAAGGTTACTTTACGTGCATGAAGCAGCGCGGGTGTGGCGATCCAAAGTTTCTGTCGTGTAATGCGGACGGTTCCAAGAAAACAGTGGACAGCAAGGGTGTCTCCTCGTTCCTCTACAAACCGTCGAGCAAGAAATTGAACTACGACGTGACACCGAAGAAAAACGTGTGCGGGAGTGCCAGCCAGGGCGGACAAGCCTGCCAACTTGAGTGTGCAAAAGTCCAGGCCAAGTTCTGCGGCTGTGGAGCGAACTCGGCCGGGTGCTTGGCCGACCGGGGGGCCGACATCGACGGCCCCGCCTTCCAACAGTCCGGCACGTGGTGGCCAAAGAAGTGCGCAAAAACAGGCGAGTCGTGCAAGGCGGGGCCCGAGTGCGCCGACCATGACCTAGTGACCGGCAAAGGGACCCAGTGCTGCAAGGGCACATGCAAGCAAAAGAAAGCCGACTGGATCGGGGCGTACTACTGCCCCGATGAATCGAAATGTTGGAGTCAATGCTGCGACGATAGCACGTGCAAATCATTGTTTCCCCCGGCAAAGTCCGGCGACCCGTTTCCCAAGCCAGTGTGCGTCGCGAACAAATGCAAGGCCCTCGCAGACGTCGGCGACGTCACCGGAGTCCAAGTGGGATGTAGTGGCGGGCGCGGCTATAAGAACCAGGACGGGTACAGTAAGCAGTGCAAGAGTGGCATATCGTGTGGCGGCAAATGCAAAGCCTGCCGCAACTGGGGCGATTGCGATCGGACCCCCGGGAACTTAGAGTTTTGCGGTGCGGATTTCACCTGCAAAAAACTCTTGGCCAATGGCGAAAAAACCGGTCTGCAAACTGGGTGCAGTGGTGGAAAGAGTGGCCAAGGGCAATTGACGCTGTCCGATGGATACCAGGTCAAGTGCCAGAGCGGCATCAGTTGTGGTGGATTTTGCAAACAGTGCGTGGGCGCGAAGGACTGTGCGGACGTGAAGGATGCTCCGCTCTGCATTGACCGCACGTGCAAACCGTTGCTTGGTCTCGGGGGGGTCACCGGGGCCCAAGTCGGCGTCTCCGGAGGGAGGGGGTACCCACAAGACGGATACAGCAAGAAGTGCGCGTCAGGCATCAGTGCCGGCGGCAAATGCAAAGCGTGCCGCAACTGGGGCGACTGTCCACATGGTGAATTTTGCCAATCGTTCAAATGCACGAGTTTGCTCGGTATCGGGGGGATCACGGGGGCGCAAACAGGATGCTCGGGAGGACGGGGGTACACGCAAGACGGGTATAGCAAGAAGTGCAAGAGTGGCATATCGTGCGGCGGCAAGTGCAAAGCCTGCCGCAACTGGGGCGATTGTAACGTATCGAGCGAATACTGTAATTTAGACAACCATACATGCTCTAGTAAACACGGCAACAACGTCAACAACCACACCGTCCAATTCGGGTGCGCGACCAGCGGAGAGGCGGCGATCAAGTGCAAGAGCGGCTGCTCCTGTGGAGGATGGTGCCACGATAAGACTCGCACGTGCAGTAAGGGATGGTCTTGTAGAGTTGGTTTTTTGGGGTGCCTGGAGTACGGATCTCGAAAACGAATCTGGCCGTTCACGGGTTATGATAAATATTGCAAGAAGACGTGCAGTTCAATTACGGGCTGTGATTGTCGGTGCAAAGGATACACAAATGTATGTAAGTAAATAATAAGGTATTCTTTATTAAAAAAAAACCAACGCGTTTTGTTTTAATATTCTTCGTGCAGAAAACTAGTCATTATTCTGTTTCATATGACAATACATTATTAATTCGTGCGGTGTTCTTTTTTTTTTAGGTATCGCCACGACTTGTCGAATCCAAGAATTCGTGGAGTGTGTGCACTTTCAGTTCTAGAATGTTGCGGAGCGCGGGGGGGGTATGTTTATGTTTGAAGAGGGCGAACTTGAAGGCCCGCAGGCTGCGTCGTGTCAAGCGGTTGAAGCAGAGGTACTCCACGCACAGCCGTTCGTGTCCGAGCATCTGGCACCACATGATTCCCAGCCCCCACACCAACACCCGTTCGCACGCCGGCATGAAGGTGTTGTCGTAGTCCCGAAAATCGTACGTCGGCGTCGGGTACGGGTAGGTCTGCGTGCTCCAATTGTGGGACGCCACCGACGAGAAGTCGCCCCACTTATACGTGACCCCCCCGTTCGATCGCTTGAACACCACATTCTGCAATTTCAAATCGGTGTAGTAGACATTGCACGAGACCATGATCTGCAAATCTTGGCACAGACGCCGCAACGCCGTACGAATGTCAGCGGCGCTGCACGCGCTCCAGTTCAGCGCGCTCAAATCGCCGTCGCATGCTTCCATGACAATGCTGCTTCGGTTGGTCGGGCAGGCCGCGACGAAGAGTCTGGCCAGCGCCGACTCCTGTTTCGTCCGCGCGATGATTCGGAGTTCCGTTTCGTATTCGATGCTCTCTGGATGCTTGAACCGTTTCACTACGACGGCGCAGTCACGCAGCCGCGCCTTGTGCACGACGGATCCGGGGGTCTCCACCAATTTCGTCATCTCCATGCGATCCTCCCCGAGGTAGACGTCGTGTCCACGCCACGTCACCCCGTCGAGAACGGACATCGTTCGATTGTTTTACAGGGTTTACTGGTTTTACCGGAAAAAAAAAATGAAAGGCGCGGCGCCGAAGAAAGTTACGCTTTGCGTAGTTTTTTTCATTTTCTGGCCCGGTATACCCGGACCGATGTATTTATTTATTTTCCGACCAAGAGAAAAAACAACATGTTGGTTGTCGGTACTGTAGTGGCAATCTCAGTCGCAAGCGCCCTCGCCCTCTCCGGCGGGGCCTGCTGCGCTCGCCGCTGGTGGCTGCGACGGAAACAGTCGAAGGAGACGCAGCGACGATTCGCCTTCATGACCTACGCACCCGTCGGGACGGTTGAGGTTGATTATATTTAAGATATGTCCGAGTTGCTGTCCGAAAACGAGGCGGCCGTGACGGCCATGCTACGCGACCGCGGGTTCCTCTCGTTCGCGCGCGCAGGGGAGGACAAACTGATCGCCCACGGGCGGCGCGGAGTTCTGGAGGTCGTGTTCGTGAACAACGTGTCCTTGCCCGAGACGCGAAAGTACGAAGACGACGGGACGCGCCGGCTCTTCGTGTGCAAGACGAAGACGAGCCGCGCCGTCAAAGCCGTGCCACCCACCGTGCAAATTTGGCTGACGAAAGAACTCAAGATGGCGGGCGTGTTCAAGCGCCACCGTCTCATGCCCGACCACCGGCTGCTGACGGAGGCCGAGCGCGGCGCGCTCGAGAACGCGCACCAGTGGCCCAAGGTCAAGTGGACCGACCCCATGAGTCGGTATTATGGGGCGCTGCCCGGGGACGTGTTCCGGATCGACGAGGTCTGCTGGGAAGGTGCGAAGGTCGTCCGGTACCGCATCGTGGTAGTGTAGTTCTGGACCGCGTTCTCGTAGTCGAGGAGAAAGTCGAGTTTCTCGAACGTCGAGTCGTCCCCTCCACACCACCCATCATCGTCGAAGGTTTCTGGCCAGAAATAGTGCGCTTGCAGGAACTCCACGAATTCCGCATCGATCGCACTGAACGCCTCGTGGACCCACTCCATAATGTGTTGGTTGTTTGTTGATACGGGAAGATTTTTTTCCACCGCGTTAAAACGCGCGAAATAAAAGGCGACGGTTACAAAAAAAATAATGGCGGACCTCGCGACGGACAGTGAAATGCAACTTTTCCGGGGGTTGGCAAACCCAGGGCGGGTCGACTTCAACCAAGCCGGCAAGGCGCCGCCGCACCGTCCGAACGAACTGACCACGGTGCACGAGACGGACTTTGTCGCCTCCGAGGGCGGCGGGTCCTCCTCGTCGAAGAAGAAGAAACGGAAGCGCCGCCACGACGACGAGGAGAGGCGCGAACAAGACCGTGACGACACCCGCCGCGAACAAGATCGTGGCGATGACCCGCCGGAGGAAGAAGCATACTCGCAGACGGGAAAAGGCCGGGCCGAAAAGATGGGTTACCTCTTGGAACTGAAAAAGTTACGCGCCCAGGGGGCGAGTTTGACGCGGGAGTACTCGACGTCCGACAAACTGCAGGACATCAAGTACGAGTTCGAACGACAAAAAATCAACCTCGACGTTATCAACGGGGTCTCGCTCATGGGGGACGGGTTGAAGTTCACCTTGAGTGGTGTCGAGATGGCGAACGAGCGTCTCGGCCCCTTCTTGCACCTCGCCGGGTGGAGCGAGAGCGTGACGGGCGACATGAGCCGGTACAACCACGTCCTCGAGCGCATTTACCGCCGGTACTTTGCGCGCAGCATGAGTTCGATGAACCCGTGCGTGGAACTCGGCGCCATCCTCGCGGGGAGCATGCTGATGCACCATTTCCAGTCGAAGTTCATGGGCGCGTCCAAGCCCGCCGCACCGCGGGAGAAGCGCACGAGCGTCCCCATCGATCGCAATGTGCCCGACGCCCCCGCCAATAATGCTCGCCGCCGACCGACGATGCGCGGCCCGTCGGGGCCGGCCGCCGCGCCGGCCATGTTCCAAAACATGAACCCGATGACCATGTTTGGCGGGGAGAATACCCCGCCGGCCCGGGTATTTCCCACGGAGAACGCCTCCGTTCCGGAATTCCGCGAAGTCGAGGAGCGGGCGCCCACGACCCGGCGGAACACCGCCATGGACGTCGAGCGCGTAGAAGAAGAAGCGCCGCCCGAGACGACCATGCCGGCGTACGAGGAGGTGGCCATGGCGGCGGGATCCCCGTTGAATTTCGATGATGTTTAAAAGGCTCCTCACTTCTTGTAATACAAGGCCGCCGTCATCGTCGCGTCCGAATATTTGTTTTCCCGTATATCGCACGTTGGTTGCGTTCGCTTTGAAAACCCGACCGCCCGCAGTTCCCGCCGCCATTCCACCATAGAGAACTGCGCCGAGGGGTCGTACGGCTCGCACATGGAGGTGACCACGAGCACGGCTTGATGCGGGGTGGACAGGGCGCCGAGGGATGCTACGATCGCTTGGGACAACAGACGGGGGTAGAGCCCCCCGTCGTAGACAAAATGCAGGATACCGTCGGGGGCGTCGCCGATCGCCGACGCGTTGGACACGGGATCCTCCACGATGTCACGGACCAAGGCTCCCGTTCCCGCGGCCAGTGCCGGATGCAGTTCGAAGCCGATGGTCCGCGAGAAACCGTGCTCCCGGGCATGCCGGAGCATGCGGCCGCGCCCACTCCCCCAATCCACGAACGTGCCGTGTCGCCGGGTGGTAATTGTTGTGTAAAAGTCGAAGAGTTGCGCCGTTTCTTGGATAGACCGCCCGATGAACATCTGCGGTTTATTTTGTATGATTATATAAAAACCGTAGGACCTGCCGAAGACTTGTTACGACGATTATTAAAAAAAAATGTTGGTACAAATGAAAAAGCGCGATGCAATTCCTTCCTTTCTCATTGGCAATGATGGCGTCGTTAATATGCGTCTCCTTTGTCCTCGACGTCCTCCGGCAACGTCCGTTTCCTTACAAACACCTCACGGAAATGCTCTCGACGGGGTTTGGAGCCTCCGTCTTGATGTTCCTCCTGTATAACGAAGAAGTAAAGCAGCAATAGTGGGGTAATTTATAATCTACCCCCGGGAGCCGTACATTTCCGTGAAAGAGTCGTGAGTGGCTGCTTCTTTTTTTTGCCAGCCAGAAGAAAGAAGAATGGGGTCGAAGTGGAAGAACGACACGAAGGCATTGGAAAGAGAGGGTATATCCGATCAGAGAGACGTGTACGATCAAGTGAGACACATTCAAAAAATGCAAGATCTCATCAACCACGCGCGCAGGGACCTTCGTCCCAAAAAACTTCCTCTTGAGCCGGAATTCCGAAAGTTACAACTACAGGTGATCAAAGCGCATAAAGTGTTGGATGGTCTGCGCACGTTGCGGACCTTCAACGCACAGACGCGGGAAATCGTCGCCACCCAAATAGCCCGACTTGAACTACTGGCCGCCGCGACCCGTGTGAAAAAGTTGCCCCCGACCGTGGTCTTGAACGACCCGGGCTTGTTCTTCGATCTGGAGGACGGGTGGCCAGACCACCCCCACGTGACGACAGACGACGTTGACATCGAGTCCCTCATTCAAAAAGGTCGAGATCGGCGGGTAAAGTCCGTCCTGCGCAAAGGTCGAGATCGACGGCGGCACATCCGGAAGATTCAACAGTGGCTCGCAGGAGCCGCGCGAGGTGTGCGGACACCCCTTCGCGGCCGACAAAAAACACAAGCGCGAAAAGCATGGGGACGGTTGGTGTCGACGGTCTTGTCTCGGGACCAGACGATGGCCGACATTCTCGCGAAGGGTAAACAGAGGCGCATGCGCACACGAGTGCACGCCGCCATGGAACGCCAATCGCGTCGATATAAACAAGAACCTGAAGCAAGTTTTGAAGCGGAATCCGACGAACCTTCAGAAGAATTTAAACAATTATCACAACGGGAGAAAGATTCTTCGTTGAGAAGAATGGCATTGCGTGAAAGAGAACATATAGATTTCAATGCGGAGGTAAAAGAATCGAAAGATGATGACGATGATGATATGACGGAGAGAGAAAGGCACGAATTTCGAAAACGATTAGCAGCGAGGAGGCAGGCGAGACAAGAAGTAATTGAATCTCAAAATCTAGAGGAATCCGAGGCGGAATCCTCCGAGGCGGAGGATCCGCTCCGCACCGACATGCTGGGATTGCTTCGCGAGCCCACAGAAAAGCGTACGTACCCAGAAACCCGACAAGCACTCCTGCAGAGAGCATTGGCGAATCGACGAAGGAGATTCAGATTCGAATAAAAAAAAATAAGTTTATAAGTATTTGTTTGTTTTACCACATTCTGCATTCATTCGATCATGTCCGTCGCGTATGCGTCGACCTCCATCGCGGAAGATTCCGAAATAGACCCCATTCCAATGAACGGGAAACTTTCCTCTTGATGGGTCTTCTCCACCAGGATGTGGCTGGCAACGTAGCCGCAACCGAAGCCTTTCTTGGAGACGAACCATAGGCCGCTTATCTCCGCGATCGGTGTGACGTAGGATCCTTTCTCGACATCCTTTACGGTGCCGTTCTTCCAGGTTTCTTTTCCGTTCTCGTCCTTCTCAAGGATGTAGATTTTGGGTATCTTCTTACCCTCGGTCGCAATTTTTAAGCGGAACAGGGGCGGGTACTTGGCGTCGAGGGTGCCCTGGATGCTGTGTCGGTACATTTCTTGTTCGCGAATTTTCGCGACCGTGTAATTCTTACCGAACCATTCCTTGCTTTGCTCGGCAGCCTTGTTCAGGACACGCTCGTCCCAGGCCTGCACAGTCGCGAAGAACGCGGGGTCGTCCACACTCAACTCCAGATTAAGTCTCGTACTTTGCGACTGCTCATTGCGGTCCGGGCCAAATGGAACCCGCATACGGGGGAGTTGGAAGGTCGGGTTGGATTTTTTGTCCACGGTCGTATCACAGTAAACATTGATCCCCCCGAGGGTATTCTTGGTCGGGTCTTTGAAGGCGACTGCGGAGAAATCGTAGGTATCCCATGTTTGCGTGGACATTATTTTTTTTTAATTCGCGAGGTGTGTGTTTTCGAAAATGTAAATTTCTTCTTGACGGTTTTTTTTTCTTCCTTGACAGGATTAGAAAACCGCCGAAACGAACGCACCAACAACACACCCCAATCAAGACCTTGGCAAATAAACTTATACATTTGGGGTAAATACATATACTCTACTAATCGTACACCTCGTCTACTTTCCACCGGTCCACCACCGTGGACCCATCGTTCGAGGCTTTCACCACCCGCGTACTCTTTCTCAGTTCCTTCTCCTCCGCAACTTTCTGATCGGCCAGCGCGTGCAACTCCTGCGCCTCCTCTTTGTCGCGCGAGTAAAAGGTGTTGTGTAAATCGTAAAAGACTTGTTTCCCGACGCAAAATTCGGGCAGGTCCGTCGAGGCTTTGTACCAGAACACACTCTCTTCTATTTTATTCGATTGAGAACTTTTGGAGTCAAATACCAAACATTCGTAGTTCTCCGTGCAGGCATCCATGGTCTTTGAAAATTGGGAATAGTCCGGAAAAAATCCGAAGAACTGCTCCCAGCACTTTTTCCTTGAAGACTGAATGTTATCGCGTAGTTGAAAGACTACGTCTACCTGAGACCTTAAATCTGGCGGCATATCCATCGCATACTGTTGACAAGTAAGGAAAAACACGCGGCGGTGCCTACCATTCATAAACAATTGACGAAACAACTTCCCGGTTTCGCCGCGAAAGATGCCTTTATCGTACATACAGTCATCGAGTATGAGGAATACATTCTTCCCAAACCCCCTTTTCCACTGCTGCCGTTGAATCGCCAGCATCTGCTCGACTTTGCCGGGATTGAAGTCATTGTAAATCCACGATTTGGGCAGGAACGAACCGAGGGACGCGGTTGCCTCTTCGGTCGGGCTCATGGCCATACCATAGTCTAGTTTTGAGCCCACGTGAAATAATATGTCTTTCATCAAGGTACTTTTGCCAGTACCACGTTTTCCCAGCAACAAACATACGCTGTCCGGCCGTAAGGAGGACGGGTCCCATTTCTTAATCTTGAGTTTGCTCATTTCTTTTCTTTTTACTACATTATTTTCTTCTCCTTTGCCGCGCGGTTTTTATATGACGCTCGGCACAAACTCCCACCTCAATTCGTCGCATATTTTTTTCCATAACAGATCCATCTTCTTGTTCTTCTCTGGGCATTTTAATAGACTGAACGACCCGTCTTGGTAATAGGGCAGTCCGAGGAGTTCGCACAGTTTATAGAGCACATACGAGTACGAAAGAAAATTTTTGCGGGTTGTAGGACAGTGCTTCTCAAACACGGGTTGAATTTGGAGAAACATGCACTTCAACGTCGCTTCCTCTTGGGGTGTTAGACGCGGCGGTGTCCGCCCGCTTAAGAGACAACTGAGTAACACGGTCTGATCGTAGTACTTTTGCAAGCCTGATTCCTTCAAGAGCAACCGGACGAGACGCGGCGTGATGTCTTGTATGTCCGCAATTTTACGCTCTTTCAATTTGAACATGATTACATTGAACACTTCTTCTGGAATTTTGTTGCTGCCGCGCGCCTGGAAGGCCCCCAGCCAGTCGATGAAGTGAGAGATGCGCCGGTACGAGAAAGTGCTGTATTCGATTTCTTCGGAGAACGACAGCGTTTCAGCATCAATGTACGTTTCGGAGACGCCGCACCCCTCACACACCATCGCGCAATCGATTCTGCTCATTTGTTCGTGGCACTGCGAGCACTCCGACCCCACACTCATGTACAGCGTGGGGTTTTTCCCCTTGTATTGTTGCAAAAACTCGTCGTGCAGGAGGTGTTTGCTCGCCCCATTCGTCGCGGTTAGGGTATCAACGCTCGCAATTCTGATGTCTCTGGCCGTTGTTCTCTTCCGCGTTTGCCGCCCGGAGGATGTACTTTGGGCTAAGAACGATTGACTGCGATCGATGTGCGAGCATACCTTCTTTTCATCGTTCTTGTCCGCTCTCAAATACTCTTTCACTTCGTTCTCAAACACCCTCATTCGGTTTCCACTCACAATGTGAACCCTCGATTCACGGCGTTCTGCGATACGGTTCTCCAAATCCTTCCGTGCGTGGAAGGACGAGCGTTTCGCCGGGGTTGTTTCCAATTTTCTCGTCAACGCGTCGATTTCATCGTCGATTTGTGTCAATAACAATGTTTCGTTTTTCTGAAGGTCCTCCCGGGTGGTTCGAATTAACGTGTCCATTCGTGGGGGATTATTTTATTGTTTAGAAATAAAAAAAAGACGAGACGATTTCGACCATGCCAAGGAAAAGTATTTTAAAGAAACTGAAAGAGCGTGAGATGGTGGGCGTGCCAGCCGCCGCGACGCCGACCCCGAAACCTACGAACGACCAGCCGATGCCGCTGCCCTGAATAACGCCCGGTATACCCCCGGCGAAGAGTTTGATGACGTTTGAAGTACTCAATTTATTTTACGTTAAACGAAAGAAAAAATGATACGTTCCATCAAACAAGATATCGAAGGTAAACCCCGGGACCTGGCCGTGCGACGGGCCTTCAATACTTTCAAAAATGAAGGGGAGAAAGTACAAACGATGCTCAAAGCATTGGGTACTCTAAATGACGCGAACATGTTAAAGACGCGGTATTCGATAGAGATGTCGAAGTTTTTTGGTAAAGCAAGCGAGCCACGGATGGTTTGGCAACTTGGTTTGCTCTATTACTCCTTGGTCAATGTTGACATTTGGTATAAATTGATACAAATTCCTCCGGGTATGTTTGACCGCATACCAATAACCCCATTTGAAATATATGATACATTGGAAAACTGGAACAATGATGATGTGAAGGTGTTTCATCGCGAATTATTTGACGGTTCCATACGCACGATGTCGGCGCTGATAGAGTTTTTGGACCCGAGTGGTGACCTGGCGAACATACACCATCAATGTCGTCGAAGAAATGCTATGAACATTTTTTTTTACAATCACGTTAGTATGATAGGTAAAAAAATAACATAGAAGAAGAAACACACATCTAATGATTGGAAAACGAGAACAACGCCTGTTGTTTTATATCACAGGAATCCTGGACGCAGTCTTGGTTACCATGCTGTTTTCCACTATGTCTACCATAGGGCACACATGGATCATCAGTACGCTAATTCTGCATGCATTGTTCGTGTACGGGCTCACTGATTCCGAAAGGCATAGACGTTTGCTAGATATCTTGCATATATTTGTCTTCTTAGTCCCTACGATGGCATTATTTGTAGACAACTTATTCATCAAAATGCTTTGTGTTGGCTTCTTAATAGTAATACAATATTTCTGGAGTATCGAAAATAGATGTATATTAAATGAGAAGGAAGGAAGCGAGTTTGGATACGGCGACGAGTTAGATATCTACGTGAAAATATTGATGCTTGGTCTTCTGTACCAAAGTGCGTTAGGCAACGAACTTATTTAGTAAAGTGAAGTTGAAAGAAGAATGCTTTTTTGGATCGCCGCATATACTACCTTGCAAACCTTTTTTTCCCAAGCCATGCCCACGGTTATGAAAAAAAAGTGGCCACTCTCTAGTTACATTGTCTCCTTAATTCATCAAACATGTATTCTCCCCTATTTGTACGTACACGGACACACACAAGAATGCTTTGTTAGTTCCATTGGGTATTTCCTGAGTGATGCGATCGCCAATTATCCATATTTTGATACCTGGTTACTGCTGCACCACGCAGTTTCGATCGCACTTTTAATAAACGGTCTTTATTTCCTGCCACCGCCCACATTAGCCTTGGCTGCAACGTGGCTTCTCTCCATGGAGATAGGGTCCGCGGCTTTGAACCTTACGGACATGACAAACCAATTCTACACATTTCGGATAGTCGTGTACGGACTTACTCGTGCGGTAGTCATTTGGCAAATGGTGTTTGTCTTACTCTATGACGAACGCGAATCAAAACTAGTCTGTCTTATTTCGTTTCCACTGGTTGCTCACAATGTACGAGTTTTTACAAAGATGTATCACTCGTATCAAAGAACTACAAAACAAACATCATTTTCCCTCTGAGTGCATTGTTTAGTGTCTCAATAATCATGACGTTATTCGAATTGTGCACTCTGGCAGTTTGACTTTGTATGAGCAGAAAGTTGACTCGTACGAGGAGCCCCACAAAA